TAGAACATCGCCGGATAAACATTATCGGCCTGGTTTAAAAACTCCCATACATCCCCGAAATAAACAGTGTTTATCTGCTCATGCGCGGAGGCTAAATCACTTATTAGCTTGATTGTTTGATTTAATGTCAGCTGTTTGATTGCCATTTTGTTGCGTCGCTAGGTAAACTTCTAATTTCTTGATATTTTTTGTGCTATAAGCTTTCGGCATATCTTTTTTGTTTTAGCAAATTCCGTTTTCGCCTTGGTATCTTTCTTCAAAACTCATAGGTTTGCAGTCGCAGTCATCGCCTAACCAGATCGAAGCCTGGTAAGCGTCACGCTCTGGCTTAATAATATCTACACCGGTGCCGTAATTAACGTACTCCTGGAACTTATCGCTAGTCGATGATACTTGCTTTAAGTGTTTGATCAGACGCTGAGTGTAAAACTCCGCGCGTGTTCTGTATCTTGATGCGACATCGATTAGATCTTGCATCTGAGGCGTGTCTGTGTTGTCGCTTGTTTTGCGCACTAAGCCCTTATTATAGAACTGGTAAGACAATCCTACCGGAAGCTCCGAAAGCGTGTAATAGACCAAAGGATTCGTGATGAAATTATCTAGTAAGTCCACCTCGTCCGCTGTCAAATTATTATTTTCGATTCCATCCTGCAAACGATTGTATAAAGCAGTACCTAAGGCAGGAAGTAAATACATATCTTGCGCAGTGAGTATCTCTGGAAGGATCAATTTGTCATCGACATTAGAATGAAGCGCGCTTCTTTCCTTGATCGTGTTTACGTTTATAAAGCAGATATTTTTCATTCCTTATCCTTTTTTAATTACTACCTGAGAAGCCCAGACGTGGCGGCAAGAAGGAGAGTGTTCTCCGTCTGGCATAGTCCACCAGCCACCGCGACGATCAAATACTGAATAACCTAAGCGCAAGCTGATCGCTTCGATCTCTGCCCTGGTATATAGTTTATCTAATTGCATCAAGCGCGCACAGAATTGTCTGCTTGGATGCGCTGCTGTGTTTCTCTGTCCTGCTGGAATCGATGATCTCCACTCGTAAGAATAACGAACCATAAAGCTACGCGTCGATGGCTTCGTGTCAGTGATCTCAGAAAGCGGAGAAGTCAAGATTCTTTCGACGTTCCCTTTTACATTTGTTGACTTAATTAATCCGCGCTCCTCTAAGGAGTCCATGATTTTATTAATGATCCCCAGGTCCGTCTTGATAGTACCAGCAATAATCTCTGGAGTTATTCTCTTATCCTTCTGGATTAAGTCTAAGACGTTCGCTTCTAGGCGTGTTAATTCTTGCGTAGCGAAGTCTAAATTCATCGACTCCTCTAAGTCATTAGGCATAGCAGAGAACGTGTCTCTCGTGCGAAATATAGAGTAATTACTTTTAGCTTCTCCGAACTGATCAAAGATCGAGATCACATCGTCTTCACTGAATCGTAAATTAGTAGCAGAAGGAGCGACGCCTTCTAGCTCGCTTCCTCCCTTTTCTTCTGTTAAGCCTACCAAAGCTCTGACTTCGTTTGGAGTCATTGACTCAAGTACCTTGTTAGCTACTAATGGCGATAAGCTATTGATCGCATCGATCACATCCTGAGAAGTTCCTGAAGTCTTAGGCTCCAATTTAGGCGCTCCTAGTTTTTCACGGATCTCGTCTTTTGTTAAATTCTGAGCGATAGTAGCCTCAGAGAATTCCATACCAATAGGCTCGACTGGGATTATTTGTAACCCATCGATAGCACCGCGTAATTTGGCAAGTAAACTGAATACTTGTTCTTGATATATTTGCTTATCATTAACGTAGGTATTTTTAAAGATCTCGTAAGAGTCGCGCATTTGCTGGCGTGATCCTAGCTGACCAGGTGTTGCAATACCGAATAAATCTGGAGACGTGATCTGGTGTCCAGCGTACACGTTTTTCTCGATGATTTTATCTACGTTTGCGAAATCCTCCTTTGTAATATCTGAAGCTCCTAGGTCCTCAATAATCGGCTTGCGTGAAGCATCGTTTACGAAGGAAAGAATGAACTTCTTGCCGTCGGATCCTGAGAAACGATCTGTAAATTTACGCTCTACCTGGCGCTTCTCTTCGTCTTGTGGCTCTCCGTTTGGAAGAGTGATTAACTTAGAAGCACTGAAGCCAGTCTGAGCATTTCCTAAGACGTGCTTAGAGACTTCAATGTCTGACTCGATATAATTTAAAGCGCCCATGTAACCAGGCAAAGAATAAGCCGAAAGGTTAGGACGATATTCTTTTAGATATAAAATCTGTGATCCTACTGGAAGCTTATCGTTAAAAGCGTTGTAAATATCACGCTTGTATTTGTTGTCGCTCCAGTTTTCAGAATACCAGAACTGAGTATTATCGTCATTGGTGCGAACCTTAGTATAGTCTAAGTGATAAATTTCTGAGATCTGACCAGCTACTTGGCTCCAGATAACTTGAAGATAAGCACCTCCGAATAATTCTACGTCTGTCGATACCTTTTTTAGGATGTCATTTAGTGACTCGAATGGGTTTGGCTTGTCAATAAACTGCTTCGCTACCTCATCGTTTTCGTCGATAGGCTTAAAACCATTTCCGGTGATGTAGTTTACCTTACTTTTAATGATCGCGTTATGCTTAGCTGACTTGCTAAACAGATCTACCAGGTAATTCGGGTAATCATTCTTTTTTCCAAACTCAATGTACCCACCATTCTCGCCTTTTTTCTCTTGGTATTCTGGCTGTCTGGCCTCCGCAAAGGTAAGGACGTTCAAGAAATTCGTTGTATTGCTCATATATCGCGCACTATAAAGGTATTATTCGTTTGGTTGTATGTCGTAAACTCAAATTCTGTCGAGTTTTTAAGCGACATTTGCCCCTTCTCTAGCAATCCAGTAGCTAAAGCAGGATCTAAATTAGTCGTAGAAGTTTGCTCGTAAACCTCGTAGGTATATTCGCCACTGTCATAATTAGCAAAATAGCTATTTGTAGCGATATTAAACGAGTTGAATCTGTCCTTGTATCCTGAAGTGTCAGCTGTATTTAATAAGACAAAAGCCTTAGTATTATCAGTCGCTCTGGACTTAAAATAAAACAAATAGTTAGGAGCCGAAAGCGTTTGCTTTTCGGTTAGCGTTAAAACTAATTTAGCCGGCTGTCCTTTAGTTAAATGAATCATCGATAATAAATAGCAAAGCAAACTTATTTTATAAAACAAAAAAAAGAGGAGGCTCTCGCCCCCTCCCCGTCTAACCAAACGACTATCTTACTAAGCTGTTAATCCAGCGATAATGTTTGAAGCTACTTCTGGAGCTAATGAAGCTTCAGAAGCTGAGAACGTTAAAGTGTATCCAGAACGATCTCCTTGAGCCGTACCAGTTGCACCATTGCCACCTGACATATTAAGTCCGTGGACCTTGCCTAAATACCAGTATTTGCCGTTGTTATCGCCTACGACAGCTACTAAAGTATTCTGAGCTAATAAAAGAATTTCGTTTCTTGTATTCGCTTGTAATTTGTTAAGAATGATTGACAATTCCTGAGCGTAGAATACAGTCCCGTTTTGCACGTTCGCGTTGATGTTCTCAGTCAAAGAAGAAGTTCCAGGAACTAATTCGTATTTTCTAAAAACCTTACCGCTTCCCTTAGTGATTGCAGTAATTACACCGCTTGCTTCAGTCGTGCTAGATACGTTACCCTTTTCAATGAAATACACTTCCGTGATTCCGCCTAATGAATCTTTGCAATCTAAGGTATATCCTTGAGTTAATGCGCAAGCCATTATTTTAAATTTAAAAGGTTAAAATTAGGGGAGTCCTATCCAAAGGAATCTCCCCGAACTTATTGGTAAGAATTAAGCTAAGATGAAATCTACCATCTCAGCAGGGAAAGCGATCTGAACGCCAGCCTTGAATTCAGCTACAAAGCGAACTTGATCAGCTTCTTTAGCAAAGAACAATTCGAAACGCTCTTGCTCATCTAATAAGTCAGTTCCGTAGAACATGTTTGAAACGCGACCACCGTAGATCTTAGAAGTTCCATTCAAACCTTGAACAGCTACTACCTTTACAGTCGTGCCAGGTAACATCATTTCTGAATCTGCCTTGCCATCAAATGTGTAAGCGAATAAGTTCGCGTTCTTTAATGCGATTGTGTAAGTACGGAATACATCCATTCCTACGAAGATAGTCGCATCGTCCTTAGCTACGATCTCAGCAGGTAAAGCCTTGTAAACTGCATCAATTACAGCGATCACGTTTGAAGTAGTGATACCAGCAGAAGCAGCTAAAGGAGTGCCGTAGTAAGTAGTTGTGTTAGCGTGGATAACTGAAGCAGAAGCAGCAGCGATTAACTTAGAGAAACCGTCGAACTTGTTCAAGTTTCCGTTTGCTGAAGCTGTATCGCCTTGCCATACTGCGATCTCTAATTGAGCAGCGATCTTGTCAGCTTTGCGTTGTGAGTATTCAGCAGCGAATACGATAGAATCATAAGAAGATCCAGCAGGCAATGCCTTCTGTAAATACTTAGCTTCTAAATCTTTCGGGCAAAGTGCCTCGTTTACCTTGATCTTTCCAACAGTTAATGTGCGCTGTGTGAAAGTAGTTGTGCCAGAAGCGTTGAAACCGCAAGAAGATCCATCTTGGAAGAACGCGTCTGTGTCCATGATGTTAACTGTCTCAGCAGATTTTACGCCTAACATTACGTTTCCTTGATCCTTGATCAAAGAGATTGTTTTTGCTCCTAATACTGAAGACGCTACTAATTGTGTCGCGTTCTCTTCTGTATAGTTAGCCAATGAAGATACTACAAATGCCATCTTTTTGTTTGTTAAATTGTTATTTTAAATTTTTTACTTTGTTTAAAAATCTTTCGATTTTCTCTTCTCTTTTCTCTACTTGAGAGAAAGAATTTTTGGGTGCCTGGATAGGACCAGCGCTAGGAGTTAAAGCCAAACCTAAAACTACGTCAGATAAATCGTTGATCGCTTGAGAGAATTTACCCTCGATAGATGCGATCTTAGCTTTTAAAGCTTCGTTCTCTGCCTTTAAGTTTTCGATAGTGCCATCAATTGCCTGGAACTTATCTTCTTCCATTGGAATTTCTTCCACCACTTCTTCAATCGGCTCAGCTTCTGCTTGAGGAGTCTCAATGCCTTCTACTTTACCGCCTACAGTTGTAACCATAGTACCGTCTACTAGCTCGTGCTCGCCATCTGGAGCAGGAGAAGCGTTACCGCTTTCATCTACTAGCATAGCCTCAGCTCCAATCTCCAAACCACTTAAGTCAATCTTAGATCCGTCTTTAAGATCGTAAGTTTCAAAAGATAGTTGTGTGACTGGTGCAGATTCTTCGCTAGTCTCCACTTGTACTTCTTCGTTTTCTGAAGCTAGCATCAAGCGGATCTTTTCGATTCCTTCTTTTACTGTCATGTTTAGTTTAATTTATTACTCGTTTATAAATACAGATAAAAAAAAAGTTTATACTTTAAACTTTGCACTCATCCAAAATTCTAGATATTTCAGACCAAAGCTTTTCTTCTTTAGTCATGTCTCCTGGTTGTTTCTTGTAATTAAACATACCTTCGACGCTAAAGCCTTTAAACTTGCCAGACTTAACGTCTCCCCATACTTCGTCATTATCGATCGAATAAGAGGCAAAAGCGGAGCCGTCTGGAGCGTCTTCAAATCCTTTCATTGGTTTGATTCCTCTAGATTCGTCTGTAATCCAGATTTCAAACATCGTTACGCCATCGACCACCTGGTTAGGATCGTGCATCAAATTGACGTTTGAAGTGTATCCCTTTTGGAACATCTTCTTAACGATCTTGTAAATCGTATCCTTTGGGAAGGAAACGAAATACTCCTGGCCGTTATCGTTACGATAGATAGGCGTGTCAGCTAGCATGATAGGACCAGAGATGATTCGACGCTCTTCGTCTTGGATCTCAAAATTCATGCGATCCTCTTTGAAGCGAAGGAAGTTTCTCTCGATCGCTGGCTTGTCTACCAAAGCAACGAAATCCACTTCAGATCCGTCCATTAGGTCCTCATTAATTTCTAGTAAATAAATAGGTAAATTCATTCTTTATTTTTTAGTTAAAATCTTGAAGCTTTCTCTATACGCTCAATTCTTTTCTGTGATCCAGTGATGTCACTCTCTACCACATACGCGCGTGTCGTTACGTTTGAGATACTATTTAGTGATCGCTGATCCAATGAAGTCGGAATAGGCTCCGCTGATCTTGGCGCAATAGGAGCCCCAGCTCCGGCGCTTGGTGCTGATCCTAGACTAGGCGCTGATCCTCCACCAGATTGACCAGGAACCTGGACAGCCAAGATGTTTTGAATCGATTTATATCCAGAAGCTAAAGCAAGTCCAGCATTGATCGGCGCAAGCACTGGTCCTACGAAAGGAATTCCGATCGTAGACTCGTAAGCTTTCTGAGCTGATAAGATCGCGGAGATCGTAGCGCTTGCTACCGCTGCCGCCTTTCCTGCTGCCGTCTCAGTTCCTAAAAGATTCGCCAGGTTTGCTAATGTGTCAGCAGTTGCTTGAGCTGCCTGAATCTTAGCCTTCGATTCTTCTTGAGCGATTTTCTTTCTAGCCTCAGCGTTTTTCTTCGCGTCCTCAGTTTGCATCTGCTGAGTGGCTCTAGTATTTTGTACGATCTCCTCAGAAGTCGTGCTTAAATCTTCAAGCGCTTGCTGATCATATTTTTCCTGGATCTTCAAAAGCGCTTCTTGTCTTGCCTCTTCTACGCCTTCAAGATCGCCACCGAATTTTAATCGCTCTTCATAAAGCTTATCATATTTCGCCTGCTCTAATTCAATTTCTTTTTCTTGATCAGTCAGGAATTTCTCCGCGTTTCTGTTTGCGATATCTTCGTCTTCCTTGTTAATCCTTGCCTGATTCTTTTCGTATTCTGCGCGCGCGTCTTCCGCTCCTTTACGAAGATCTTCCAGGCGTTTTTTAGCAGCGGCTAGTTCTTTGTCTGCTGCCTCTTTGTTTTGCTTAGCTACTTCTTCATTCCGCTTTTTATTTTCGTCCATTACAGACTTATTGTACTTGGCATCAATTACGACTAGATCGGTTTTAAGCTCGCGGAATTTTTTCATTTCCTCTTTGCTTAATTCTCCGTTTGTCTTTAGCTTTTGACGTAATACGTTTAAGTCAGTATTGACAATCTCCTTGCGCTTCTCAGAAAGTACCTTCTCGCTGGCTCCAGTTGCTTCTAAAACTTTAAGGTCAGCCTCTAAAGCTTCCTTTCTACGCTCTGAAGTCTTAGTGAATTTCTCTAAAGATCGCTCTGCTTGGTTTGTAATGCCTACAAAATCAGTCACTTTCTCCACTAATCCAGTGAAAATCTTCCCTACATTAGCTAATCCAGGGATCGCTTTAAGGACCGCCTCCTTAATTGCATCAAAATTTGAGACGATTAATCCCAAAGCTACTGCAAAAGCACCCACTCCAGTGGCAATTAATGCCCCTCTCATTGTGGTAAAAGCACTAATCGCCGCCGCTTTCATCGAAGCAAAGGCGCTTAATACATTTGTTTTAATGACTAGCCCTAAGTTTTTAAAGCCATCGATCGACGCTAGGACCGTATTTAGTCCTTCTGATAGGGCTAAAGCTCCCTGAACTTTTAAGAGTTGCTTCTCTACCTCGGCAGATTCTACGCCCACTAGAGCCAAAGCTCCCTGAGTTGCAGCGAACGCCCCAGCTACGCCCTGGATCGATTGACCAAATGCCTTAAATTTAGCATCTGGATCGAACGCCTCGATCGTAGCCTTAGCGTCTCCTATCCGATCCTTTAATTCGGCAGCTCTTTTAGCAGCGTTTGCAATCTCCTGAGATGAAGCTCCTGCTGAGTTCTGGAGTTTAGCAAGTTCCTGAACAGCCTCACGAAGTTGTCCTCTCAGACTCTTCGTGTCGGCTACTAGATTAATTCCTACTGTTTCGTTTACTGCCATTATGCGTATGTTAATTCAATTACTCTCAATAGTTCTACCTGCGTTGTTTTTGGGACGCTAGGATTGTAGTCATTTACTTTGTTTAATCTCCACAGCGCGCCATCAATCAGGATCAGCTTTGCAAAATCTAGCGAATAGATGTCTTGCAGATCTAGGTATAAATAGCAAGATAGGAGCTTACTATCCTTAGCGATAATCTCTGCCAAATAATCGCCCCAGAATGAAGTAAATAAGTTAGCTGAAGGATATTGAACAGATAGACTGAATAGCAATTCTTTAGGAACCCCAAAGTTTATATCTTTAGTCGGCGCCGTCGGATGATCTAAGTGTCCAGCATATCCGTAGTAAGTGATCGCAGATCCTAAATTTCCAGAACCTTGCTCGCTTGGCTCCTTAATATGCCAGGAATTAACCCCAGTTATTTTCTGGAATTGCATGATTCGGATATTAGTATCGCGTCTCTGCTCTACGTCATCCGAGCGATCAAAGATAGAAGCACAAAGCTTATCATCATTGGTCCTCTTTACTAAGACAGAAGGGCTAAAGATTATATCGATATTTGTTCGGTCCTTTGTAAACTCAAAGCCGGTATCCTCTTTTCTGTCTCCGTAGCTTTCGCTGTATTTTTTATTATAACGCTCATTATAGAAGTCGTCGTCTTCTGTATATTGGAAGTCGTAGAAGCGCGCGTTTAGCTCGCTCATAGGCTTAATGCTGATCGGCTGAGAATAATCCACCTTATCGGACCAATCAATCGCGTTTGATACTGGATCTTCTAGCAATACTAGCCCAGTCGTATCTCCTGGCTCGCCATGAAGAAGTAAGTCTCCAAAGTCATCGATCTTAATAAAGCCACCACCGATCTGATAGAAGTCGATGAAGGGCTCTATCATGATGTGCTTATCCTTCGACTTATCCTCGTAGACGTATAGATTAAACATCCGGCATATCGAAATGAATAGATCTTTCTGAAGGATTCCTTTAGGCAATAAGTTAGGCATAGAAAGCGAAGCGCCATAGGTAGCAGCGACTGGGACCAAATTGTCCGAATTAAAATCGAGCATTAAGTTCTCCGAAATAAATTGATAGTTCGGATTGCTTCCCGGATTCGTAGTGACTTCGACGTAAAACGTGTCCCCGTTTGTAAGCGAAGTTTCTATCGTGTCATTAATATAAAACTCTGTTTGCTGATCGTCATTATCAGCAAGCGTCCATGCTCTTAATACGGTCAGATTCTGGTAGAGCTTGATATTAACTTGGCGCTGAGTTACAACAGTTCCATATCCCTGGAAGGTAAACTTTCCAAGCGTTCCAGTAGTGCCAGTAAAAGTAAAGGTATTACTTGACGCTATCGTGAACTGATATAAATTTGTTGAGTTAAAAGTCAGCAATTCGTCCGGCTGGTCAATCGTGATATTAGCCGCCTGAGCGTTTAATAGATTAGCGATAACCTGCTCTAGGTTTGCAAAATTATTTGGGATAATTAGCGACCTAAAGAAAGACGTATTAAAGAAGTCACTTGAATAAGTGTAGCCAGAGTAGTCGATTATCTTATCGATTAACTCATGGACAAAGAAAGCTGGTCTAAAGGCGTTTAAGTGGTAAGCATTTCCGGTCCCAGTTTCTGGATGTTTACAATTACCGTAATCAATCAAAGGAAAAACGATACCAGTTCCTGAAGCATCCCAGGAATTCTTTACGTTTGTCTCTGTCCAGGTTTGATCGTACTGGGAAAAGTAGTTTGAAAATTCCTCATCCTCAAGCGTCTTGTTAGCGATTGCAGAAGCAAAGCCTCCAAGTTCCCCGAACACAGCACACTCGTACTCAATCGTCCCCTTGTTGATCTTGATCTCAAGCAAGCGAAGAACGCCCTTAAATACCTGGATTTTATTTACAAATATCTTCGCATTCGTTTGTTTAGTCGGATCGAAATCGTAACCAATGCTTGGATTATTATTAATAACGCCGAGATTGTTAGAATTAGTGAGGCTATAAATATGCCCAAAAATTTTATTATTATTAGCGTTCCCTGGAACTGTGATCGTTTTTGAATACGTCGTATTTCTAGAGCTAAAGTCTTTGATGTCATCAATCGCCAAATTTAATTCCAGCCCGATATCCTCGTAAATATCAAGCCGGCTATTTTCTAAAATTATTTCTGTGATCATTATTTAAACTGGCTAAACTGTTTGATACCTAGGTCGAAGTTCAATTCGTAGTTGAAGATCTTGTCTGAGCTATTATTTTTTTCCTGCCAGTTTGTGGCAGTGAAAACGATCGGATAGTAATTATCACCGAATTGATAATAAATCTCATTAGAAGCTAAAAGCTGGGATCCTAGATTGTAGTCGTCAATAGTTAAATAGTCAGAGATTACAGAGTAAGAATAATCGATAGCAGTCGTGAAGCTTCTTGTACCCCCATAAAAAACATTAGACGAATCTTTGAAATCCATCGTTTTTGTGCTAGTGTTAATTTCATATCCTGAGCGTGTGTAAGTTTTTCGATCCATTTTTTTATTCTGTCTCGATAGCAATCTAAACGCGAATTGATCGTATCCTCCAAACTGATTCTGGAATACGATCTGAACCGGCGTAAACCTAGGTGCGCAGGTTTGTGTGATAGTTATCGAATCAGCCCCGATAGATACGCGATAGGCATAAGTGCTCGCCGTGATCTTAGTCGTGCCTAGGTAGGCGTTTATCGAAGCTGGAGATAGGTCCAAAATAATTCCGTGAACAGCGCTAGGTAAGAAGTTAGAGCCAGTCGATGCGCTTCCGTTATTGGTGCCGTCCTCGTTAAGATTCTGGATTGTAGCAGTTAGCGAACTGGCTAAGTCTGAATTAAAGTAAGTGATCAAGAAGGATTCTCCCTGAACTACTTTCGCTGCTGTCCGATCGCGCGATGTCAAGAACTTATTTTCATAAGTGGTCATCGGAGTTCGGAAAGGATCAAGCGAAAAGTTCCAGCCCTTGTAGGATCCAGAAGTTAAATTTGTGTGAGCTACTCCGTCGTATTCTTCCCCGTATCTGACCGTGTAATCGACAGCCAAGAATGAGTTTGCATTGCGGACAAATCCTGATCCGTCATCGACAAGTTGGCTTGCAAAGTAATTTCTGACAATAGGTCCGAAATCGATGATCCCCAAATTGTTAGAGTCTGGATAGACTTTGAAGCTTGCGACTGTTGCGGAATTAATTTGTAAGTCAAATACATATTTGAAATTAGTTGAGCCTACCATGTCCGAACTCACTACGAACCATAGCGCGTCGTGAGCTGAAGAATAACTAGCAGGAATGCTTTCAATAGTGATCGCCATTATTTGAATGTTTGTTTAATGTTTAAAGCTACGTCTTGACCTAGTGCCTTTGCAAGCTTGATCTGGAAGTCCTGACCGAATGCCTCTTCGATATTATCTTCAAAGAATCCGGTTCTTGAAATACCTTTGCGCTTAATGTTTTTAGCCGTGGCTATTGCTAGCCCTCTGATATTATCCATCTGATTGACCACATTCCCAAGCGTTTTTCTTTTGCGCTGTAAGCCGGTCAGATTCTTTCTCTGGTCCTCGTTGCGGATATAAGACTTATGTCTTAAATACCATTTAGTGATCGACGTAATAAAGGCGCTAGAAAGGCGCAAATTCTTAAAGCTATACGGACTATTCGTTGGCTCGTGAAATCCTCTAGGAAGCGATCCTTTAAAGCCTCCGATACCCTTCACACCTTTGTCGTTGAAATCGTAATACTCAGACGCTGGATTATTTTTATCATATCCGATTGTTAAAGAGTATTTAGTCCCGCTCTGCTTTACTTCCGTGACTACAATATCGGACAAATTTCCAGTGTCGATCTTACCTCGCTGAGTTAATCTTTTTTTAGCCAGCTGAATAAACTCAAAAGCTGCCTGAGTCATGATCGCCTCGACAGCATTCAAAACCACTTCCCCACCTTTGGAGATTCCTCCAGCTGTGAAGTCTGATCCTAAAGAAGCTTGAGCTTGACTAATGCTTGGCATACGCTTGTTTTATTTGTTCGCGATCGTGCGCGTTTTTACTCTTTAAATACGACAGATCATTCAAAGCCTGGATCGTCGGAAGCTCGTAAACTTCAGACAATTTTATCCTTTCATGCTCCGCAATAATTGTGGCCTGGTATATCCATCCAAAGCGCTGCATAAACCCTCCACCAGAATCTCGGCCTCCTCTTCCGTCATCCCCGCCTTCATTGATTCCGTCTTGAAATAGCCCGACAAATTCTTTATCGAGTCGCTGAAGACTTGACAAAAAAAAACTATCGATCCGTAGACTTGTTCGAACGGAGCTTCCAAGATATCCTCAGCGTACTCTTCGTGCTTAGCCGAATCGTACTTGCATACTTTCCATCCTCTCCAGGTCCTCTTCATAGGCATGACCATAGACGCGGCGATCTTGTGAATGTTCATCGCTATGTCAGCCCCGAAAAACTTCGTTTCTAGGTAGCGCGCATAGGGAATGTTTCTAACGTCATAGATACACCGGTAACGTCTACCAGGCGTCTTAATAAAGTCCACCGGCTTAGGCTCTGGGAGCGTGTCAGTGATAAACTTTATTTTCAATAATTGCTTATTTAGATCCTTTACAGATAAGGAATCTATTTGGTTTTCTGTTTGGTTAGTCAGAATAGCCAAGGATTTTACAGCGATGTCGAGCTCTGTCAGTCCTTCAGTTTTTTGAAGAAGATTCTGGAGCTGGATCCACTGCCATACAGTAACGTCTTTCCAAGTCATATCGATATTAAATAGCATTTAAACAAAATTGTATTTACCGGTGCCAGCCTTGAAGTCTAGCTTTCTCCAGGCTAAAGCCAAAGCCATCACACAGTCATCGTGAAAACCGCTCGGCGCGGAATACTTTACACCATTAGCTGAGTATTGATACTCGAAGATTTCAAGCTCCTCCTGGATCATGCCGGCCGGATAGTGGATCTTCTCTTGATGAATCGCCACCTGCAAGCCTAACATTAATTCCTGCTTCGACTGGCTTGTAAACTTAAAGCCCTCGATCGCTAATCCTTCGCGCTGTAATTGCTCGACTACTGGATCGCCTACTCCAGTGCTATCAATTAACATCGGCGCTTTTGGTAATTGACGGATTTTATTCTGAGTGCTTGCCCAGTCGCTCTGAAATCGGTCAAAATAAGCCACATGACCATTATTATCCAATCCGATAATTACGGTCCAGTCGCTGTACTTTGCCAAATCTATTCCGTAACATTTAACATTTTCCTGAGACATGGCAGAAACGCATCTCGAAAGCGCCTGAGATCCAAATGGATTCGCGCTGTTCTCTGCCGGGTTTGCCATGTACTCCTGCTCGAATACTACCTCAGGCAAAGCAAGCCTAGCAGAGTCGATCTCTTCGTCTGCTATGTGAGGATTATCATAAGAGCTGTATTTAAACGACTCCCATTCCCCAGAAAGATCAAGTCCTTTAAGGTAGAGTGAGTAGAAGAAATTCTTTCCTTTCGGAGTAGATAAGAATATCGCCTTACCTTGGAAGTCTGTGAGCGTTGGACGAATAGCATTATTCCAGCCGTCTTCTAAATTAGGAATGAAGGATGCCTCATCGATGATCACATAGTGAAACTTTAAACCCCTGAGATTATCCAGGCGTTCGCCAGTAAAGAATCTGATCGAGCCTCCAGTAATTAGCTTGAAGGTCAGATCGGATCGGTTAGGTATCGCTACGTTTGCCGGCATCAATAAGGCCAGCTCATCGAAGAACGCCTTGGCTAGTAAGTAAGTCGGCGTGATGTAAGCGACGCGCTTTCCTTGCATAGATTCCAGGCATGTGATGACCTGGCAGATTAAGGACTTTCCCCATCGTCTGCCGGACATTAACACCTTGAACCTTGCTTTAGAGTTTAAGACCTTCGCTTGGTTAGTGTGTGGTCTAGGAAGTGTGATCTTCGTTTGCAAAGCTTATGATTACTTCTTGTTTCTCTTCGTTCTTAGCTCGATCCGTCCACCCTAAGAGATTCTTAGCGTAGAAGATACCCTTTCCTTCATTAGCCACAATATCGGCCGCTAGAGCGCGAAACATTTCATCGATCTCTTTGACTTCTTTGTGTAGTGGATGATCAGAATTGCCTAGGACATTATACCAATTCGATCGCTTGTAAAATTGAGCGCCTTGTCTTGGTAGCCATATCAATAAAAAGTAGCTAATAGTAGGCAAGTGACGCTCACGAATGATCCGAACGCCTGCCCCAGTTGCTACTTCCTTAGTAGAATCCAGGCAATAGTCAATGTATTTATTCGCCCACTCCAAGATCAGGTCAGCTTCTCTGATTTTCTCTACTGGTTTTTTAGTGCTTACTGGTTTTTTCTCTTTCATTTTTTGAATAATAAGGTCCAATCAGTCGGTATAGTTAGGCGATGATACAGCGAATATCCATATTCTGCCATAAAATTAACCCACTCATCGGTCTGTTTTATGTTAATATGGCCCCACCAAGCGTCGAATTCTTCTGTCGTAGTGTAAGGAGTTGAAGAAAGAAGCAGGTAATTAGCCTCGATATTCTCTAAATAGTCATTTATCTGCTCGTCTTTTAGGTGTTCAAACACCTCAATCGAGACAATCATTCCGCATCGCTTTGGATAATTATCAAGTCCGTGCAATAATTGCCCCCGATTATATGCAAATTCTCTGTGATACTTGTTTGGCTCTATGCCGTAATACTCAATTCCTTTGTGTTCTAAGCATTCGCCTAGCGTTCCCATGCCAGCACCGATCTCGATTACAGACTGCGCATAGTTTTTAATGATGTTAGCCGTGCCATCCATGAGAGCCCAGTAGTCTGGATTCTCTGGTGTCACTCCGATACTAATCTCGTAATCGAAAAACTCCTTTTCAGTTGCTTGCATTATCTATCTGGTCTAATTTTCTAATCGCCCATTCAATCCCCTCTGTGCCTCCCCAAGCGTCCCACATTAAACCGCCACAGCCTTCGCCATAAGGAACGTCTTTATTCTGCTGGTGTCTTTTGAAGCTCGCCATTCTTGCGATCGTGTCACGCGATATCGGCTCCTTGTTTGCTAGCTGGTTAGCTCTGGCTTTCCCTACCGGAGTGCCACATGATCCCCAGCCATTTTTCTCAGCGTAAGCAAGCGCTCTCTTGGCGTTGTTTGTCGCTGCCTCTGGATAGTCGCTGTAAGATTCAGCAAAAGCTCCACCAGCTAGGATTGCCTGGTAGACTTCGATCGCTTTCTCCTCGGTGTCGTAGATGCAAGCACCTGAGCCTATTCTGTATTTTCCATTACTGCATAATATGACCGGCATAATTTACTCGATTAGTTTGGAGTAAGTAGCAAAACGCCCTTCGTTAATTTTAAAGATATCGTAATG